GCATCACCTGATAAAGCAGTACTGAAGATACGAAAAGATGTAATTAGTGCAATTAGTAAAGTAAAAAGTGGTGGAGATATAAAAAAGATACAAACTTTAAAGTTACAATTAGATAAATTAAATAAAATAGGTGGATTAGACGCAATAGTTCCAAGTGAAGGTATAGTGTTTAAGTATAAAGGTAAAACATATAAGTTTACTGGTGCTTTCGCTCCAGTTAATCAGATATTAGGTTTATTAAATTTTTAGGAGTTATATATGAGTAGAAGTAGAGAAAACGTAAGACAAAATAAGGCAATGCAATCAATTTTACGAGGTGAAACACCAGAGAAAAGAATATTTGTCAGTAAAGTAGATAAAGAATTTCAAGAGAAAATAAAGTTAGAAAAAGAAATTGAGAAAAAAAGAATTGATGAAAAATTTGAAGCTACAAAAGAAGCTAGAATGCCGTGGTTTTGTGGAGAATGTAAAAAAATTATGAAAAGACGTTTGGACGAAAAAATGTGGTATCTTTATCAACATTGTTTTGAATGTCAAATAGAGGTGGAAAATAAATTAAGAATAAATGGTGAGTATGATAAATGGTCTCAACAAAAAATAATTGCAAATAAACTATCTTGGATACAAGAACAAAAACAACAATTAGAAGAATTTAAAAATCAAAAAGAACCAGAAGTGTATAATCAAGTTCACCCAGATGGTCACACTATTGAAAAAGAAAAATGGAATACTAATTTTGAAAAACTTAAAGAACAAACTGATGAAGCGATAAAACACCTTCAAAAAATAGAGGATTCTTTATTATAATATATTTATATACAGGACAATAATAATTTTTATTAAGGAGAAAATAGATGGCAACTTTAACAAGTGGTGCACACGGTAGAACAAACCAATCAGGCACTTCAGAACGTACTGTAGCTACGGTACAAGATTCGGCTAAATTTAGTAGAATTGTAACATTTACTGGTTCTGGTAGTGGTGTACCACCACAACTACATTTAACTGGTTCAAATGATAACTCAGCTGGTTTTATAGTAGAATCTGCTGGAAATACAGTCATTACACCAACTGAGGGTGATGCTATAGCGGCCTCAGCTTTAACAGCTAAAACACTTTATGAAATAGGTGTTAGGGTAGTAAGTGGAAGTGGTACTATTCACGTAGTTTTTTAAAATGGAACGAAATTCACAAGGACAACTTAAAGATGTAATTAAACAAGAATATGTAAAATGTGCGGCAGACCCCGTTTATTTCTTGAAAAAATATTGTTTAATACAACATCCAATACGAGGTAAGATACCGTTTAATTTGTATGATTTTCAAGAAAAAACAGTTGAAGATTTTGTACAAAGTAGATTTAACATTATCTTAAAAGCTCGTCAGTTAGGTATTAGTACTTTGACTGCTGGGTACTCTTTGTGGATGATGACTTTTCATGCAGATAAAAACATTTTGGTAATTGCTACAAAACAAGAAATAGCAAAGAATTTGGTAACTAAAGTTCGTGTGATGCACGCAAATCTACCAAGTTGGTTAAAACAGAAATGTGTTGAAGATAATAAGTTAAGTTTAAGATACAAAAATGGTTCTCAAGTAAAAGCTGTAGCTAGTGGTGAAGAAGCTGGTCGTTCAGAAGCGTTATCATTATTAATACTTGATGAAGCCGCGTTTATTGATAGGATTGATGGTATATGGGCAGCTGCCTCACAGACGTTATCAACTGGTGGACAATGTATTGCACTTTCTACACCGAATGGTGTTGGTAATTGGTTTCATAAAACTTGGATGGACGCCGAAGATGGTTTAAATGATTTTAAATTTACAAAACTACATTGGACGGTTCATCCAGAACGAGGACAAGAGTGGAGAGATGAACAAGATGCTTTATTAGGGCCTTCATTAGCCGCTCAAGAATGTGATTGTGACTTTATTACTTCTGGTCAATCAGTAGTAGATGGTGTAATCTTAGAAGAATATAGAAATACACAAGTTAAAGACCCAATTGAAAAAAGAGGTATAGATTCAAATATTTGGATATGGGAGCCACCAAATTACACAAAAGATTATGTAGTATGTGCTGACGTTAGTAGAGGAGATGCAACAGATTATTCCGCATTTCATATTTTAGACGTAGAAAGTTTAGAACAAGTAGCTGAATATAAAGGTAGAATATCCACAAGAGATTATGGTAATATGTTAGTTAATATTTCTACTGAATATAATAATGCATTACTTGTTATTGAGAATAACAACATTGGTTGGGCTACAATTCAACAAGTGATTGATAGGGAATATGAAAACCTATTTTATATGAGTAAAGATTTACAGGTAGTTGATGTTCATAGACAAATTAATAATAAAATTAATAGAACTGAACAACAACTTATACCAGGATTTACATTAACTTCTAAGACAAGACCATTAGTTGTGTCTAAGTTAGAAGAATTTTTTAGAGAAAGATTAGTAACAGTTCATTCACAAAGATTAATTGATGAATTGTTTGTATTTATATACAATGGTAGTAGAGCAGAAGCTATGAGTGGGTACAATGATGACTTAGTAATGTCTTACGCTATGGGATTGTGGATACGAGAAACTGCTTTACGATTACGAGCAGAAGGTATAGCATTGCAAAAGAAAGCAATGGGTAGTATAACATCAAATCAAGGTGTTTATACACCAAAAAATACTCAAACAGATTCTTGGGAATGGGAAATCGGTAACAGAAAAGAATCATTAGAGTGGTTAATTTAATAAAAGAGGTATAAAATGGCTGATACAAGCTTATTTAGTAGATTACTAAGATTATTTTCGACAAATGTAATTGTTAGGAATGTAGGTGGAAAACGATTAAAAGTCGCCGATACAAGTCGTGTTCAATCTATAGCAAAAAACAATTTAATTGATAGATACCAAAAAATCTTTACAGGTTCTGGTTTAAGTGGATATTCAGATTCACTTTTAACAAAATCAATGAGATTAAATCTATTTAAAGATTATGAATCTATGGATAGTGACGCTATAATTTCATCTGCCCTTGACATATATGCAGATGAATCTACAATGAAGTCAGAATATGGTGATGTTTTAGATATAAAAACTGATAATGACCAAATTAAACAAATATTACATAACTTATTTTATGATATTTTAAATATTGAATTTAATTTATGGCCTTGGATTCGTAATATGTGTAAGTATGGCGACTTCTTTTTGAAATTAGAAATAGATGAAAAATATGGTATTACTAATGTAGTTCCATTATCAGTATATGATGTTTCAAGAATGGAAGGATTAGACCCTGAAAATCCAGAATATGTTAAATTTTTAATTGAATCGTCTACAACTGAACATAGATATAAATCTGAAACATCTGCTACAAGACAAGAGTTAGAAAACTATGAGGTAGCACACTTTAGATTACTTTCTGATTCCAATTATCTACCTTATGGTAAATCACAAGTTGAAGGTGGTCGTAAGATTTATAAACAGTTAGTTCTTATGGAAGACGCTATGTTGATTCACAGAATTATGAGAGCACCTGAAAAGAGAATATTTAAATTAGATATTGGTAATATTCCACCAGCTGAAGTTGACAATTATATGCAACAAGTTATTAATAAAATGAAAAAAGCACCAGTCATTGATGAGAACACAGGTGATTATAACTTAAAATATAATATGCAAAATATAACGGAAGATTTTTTCTTACCCGTTAGAGGTGGTGATAGTGGTACAGGTATTGAATCACTTCCTGGTTTAACTTATGAAGCTACAGAAGATATTGAATACTTAAAAAATAAACTATTATCAGCTTTAAGAATTCCCAAAGCGTTCTTGGGATTTGACGAATCAGTTGGTTCAAAGGCTACATTAGCCGCGGAAGATGTTAGATTTGCTCGAACTATTGAAAGAATCCAAAGAATCACAATATCAGAGTTAACAAAGATTGCGATTGTTCATTTATATTCACAAGGATATACAGACGCAGATTTAGTAAATTTTGAATTGGATTTAACTAATCCATCTACAATCTATGAACAAGAAAAGATTGAATTGTGGAATAATAAAACAAGTTTAGCTAAAGAAATGATTTCAGATGGATTAGTTTCTTCAGAGTGGATTTATAAAAATATATTTAAATTTACAGAAGATGAGATTAAACACGAAGATGAACAAATTGTATTTGACTATAAAAATAAATTTAGACGTTCACAGATAGAAAATGAAGGTAGTGACCCTGCAAAAACTGGAGAAGCTCAAGGAACACCATCAGATATGGCAGCTGGTAGAACAGGCCACGAGTTAGATGATAAAGGTGGAGCTCCAGAAGGTGGTTTTGATGGTGCTGGTCGTCCTAAAGAAGCAAATAAATATGGAAAAGATAGTGGTGCAAGAGGTAGAGACCCACTTGGAGCTCACGATATGAAAAAAGGTGGTAGTGGAGCTCCTAAATATGGTAAAGCATTAGCACTTTCACATTTTGATAAATTGAAGAAATCAATGAAATTTGGTAAAACTGATGTAAAAATTATATCAGAAGTATCTGAGCTTGAAGAAGAGTACAACAATGAGGTAACTTCTTTAACCAAAGACACATCAAATGACTAATTATTGTTTAACTTTATATTTATTTATGAGTAAATATAATTAAATATTGGAGTATTTCGTAATGACTCGAAAATTAAAACATTCTAAAATAAAGAATACAAGTATTCTTTTTGAATTACTAACAAGACAGATAACGGCCGATGTATTAGCAGGAAAAAGTACTAAATCAGTTAAAATTGTAAAAAAATATTTTAACGAGAATACAGAATTGGGTAAAGAACTCCAATTATATCGTATATTATCAGAAAAACATTATGAATCTGAAAATCGTGCAAATGATTTAGTAAATATTGTATTAAAATCAAGAAAAAAATTAAGTAATTCAAAATTACGTAACGAAAAATACAATTTAATTAAAGAAATTAAAGAAAATTATAATTCAGATGATTTTTTCAATGGTCGTATTTCTAATTATAAACTTTTAGCTTCTATCTATAACACATTTCAAGCAGAAACTATAGATGAAACTTTTAATCCAGAACAAACTATTAATGCTAAATTTACTGTTTTAGAACACATTACAAGTAAAAAAATTAGTTCTAAAGAAGCAAAAACACAAGTATTAAAAGAATATAATAAATCAGATAAAGATTTAAGATTATTAGCATATCAAATACTTGTTGATAAGTTTAATAAAAAATATAAAACACTTAATGAATCACAAAAAAGTTTACTTAAACAGTATATTAATAATGTAAGTAATACAAATTCCTTAAAAGAGTTTGTTAATACTGAATCATCTAAGATTAAAAAAGAATTAAAAAAACAACTACCAAAAGTTACTGATACAATTACCAAAATCAAATTAACAGAAGTTGTTAATCAAATAGATAATATGACAAAAGGTAAAGTAACTAATGAAAAACAGGTTTTAACACTAATGAGATATTATGAATTAGTTAAGGAGATAAAAAATGTCCACACCTCTTAAAAAATTAGAAGCTTTAATAAGAGAATTGATTAAAAAAGAATTAGATGAAGCGTCTGTAACCGGTAATCTTGACGGTGGTGAAGGGCCTCCACAAACACCCATTGCATTTAAGAAAAAGAAAAAGAAAAAAGATGAATCCGTAAATGAAACTAAGTTTCACGTAAAAGTAGAACAGTTAGGTAGTGTTCTAATAGATGCTGGTTCTAAAGGTGAAGCTAAAATGATAGTTGCTAAAAAATTAAAAGGTGGTGTTAAAGATATTATAAGTGTTAATAGAGTTGGTGTATCTCAAGCAAAACAAGTTGATAAGAAACTTGAAAATGTAACTGAAGGGCCATTTAGTGGTGCAGCAAGTGTGGTTGGAGGTTATGACGATTTCATAATTCCAAAAAATAAAATGTCTA